CCGCCCCGGTGGGTGGGCGAGGTCAAGGGCCGGCTCTGGAAGCCGAGCCTCTTCTGGGCCACGGGCGAGGAGTCCATTCAGGACGGCTCGGTCGGGACGGTCCGGTACGTGGACCTGGAGTACGCCCTGGCCCGCTGGCCCGACTACGCCTCGAAGCTCAAAGACGAGGCGGACAAGGTCACGGACGAGTTCGAGTCCGGCGGCGAGACGATCCCCGGCCAGACGGGCGCCACCGGCCTGTACCCGGCCAAGGGCCGCGGAGGATCCGACCGCGGGCCCGACGTTCAGGCCAACCGGCTCTTGGAGCGGATCCTCCAGTCGATCGGCCCGGGCCGCCGCAGAGACGAAAGCGGGGCCGGCAAGGGCAAGGACAACACCCGGTACGTCAAGCTCTCGGAGCGCTGGGGCCACGATTTCAGCGAGACGGCCGAAAACTACGCCGAGCCGATCCCGATCGAGGAGCTGCTGGCGACGAAGGCGGCCGTCCAGATGGGCCCGATGTACCTGGACGCCGCGACGGGCCAGCCGCTGATGGCCGAGAGCTGGCCGACCCGCGAGCCGCTGAAGTGGAAACAGCCGAAGTTTCCCCGCGGCCGCTACATCCTCCGCACCGGCGAGACGATCCTCAACGAGGACGAGGAGACCCAGAAGTATCCCTACCGCCAGTGGCCGTTCATCACCTGCCCGCACTACGTGATCCCCTTCATGTGGCAGGGCTCCGACGCCGTCCAGCTCGTCAAGACCACGCAGGATATGGTCAACGTCTCGGTCAGTCACCTGGTCAACCACATGAAGCAGTTCGGCGATCCGCGGATCGCCGTCGAGCGGGGCGCGATCGATTCGCCCAAGGCCCGCGACAAGCAGCACTTCACCATCGGTTCGGGCGCAGGCGCGATCCTGCGCCTGGTCCGGGGCGGCCTGGGCCGGATCAAGATTCTCGATCCGCCGGCCAGCAGTCCCGTAATCGGGATGCTCTACCAGATCATGAGCCAGGAGTACAAGAACATGGTCGGCCTCCAGGACATCGCCCAGGGCAAGAAGTCCGCCGGCGACCTGACGGCCACCGAGTCGTCCTATCTGGCGATGTCGGCCGGCGACCGCGTTCACCTCCAGACCCTGCTGGAAAAGAACTGGATCCAGCGGATCGGCCTGCTGGGCGCCGAGATCGCCCAGCGGAACTACGAGCCCGAGCGGCTGATCCGCATTCTCGGCGAGAACGCCGTGCCCGGGGTCGTCCAGATCACCGACCGGATGAAGGACGTGCGGTACGACCTCAAGGTCGAGATCGGCAGCGCCTTGCCGTTCGACGCCGAGAAGCGGATCGCCCGGCACATGCAGGCCAACCAGCTCCTGCTGGGGCCGCCGACGCCCATGCTGCCGGAGCTGATGCGGGTCCTGGAGATCCCCAACTGGCGAAAGATCCTGGAGCGCCATGCGGCCTGGACGCAGTGGATGCAGATTTTGCAGTTGATCGAAGGGGTTCGCGGAGGTAAGATACCTCCTGAACAGGCCTTGCAACGCCTGATGCAGCAGACGCAGCAGATGCTCCTGTCGGCCGTGCCGCAGGGGGGACCTGCCGCAGGGCCGCAGGCGTCGGGGCCGGGCGAATCGAAACAGGGACCGGGCGGTCCGGGGGGACAGTGACATGCCGGCGAAATCGAAAGCGCAGAGAAAGGCGATGGCGATCGCCCAGCATCATCCGGAAAAGCTGAATGCTTCCAATCGGGGCATGCTCCGCATGACCGACGAGCAGCGGGAGGAGTACGCTTCGACCTCGGAGCGGGGCCTGCCCGAGAAGAAGCGAAAGATATCCAAGGGCAAAGTGCACTGGAGTGACAAGATCAAATGAGCGCGACGCCGAGTGCCTCAAACAAGCCGAAACAGATCGACGGCTTCGACGAGTGGGAGGTCCGCGAGGCGGCCGGTGCGCTCAAGCGGGCCTTCGAGATCAAGAGCAAGCCCAAGCTCCTGCGAGCGGCGACCAAGATGCTCCGCAAGGAGACCGCCGCGGCCGAAAAGGCGCTGGCATGGAGTGACAAGATCAAATAACAGCCGGCCTCGCGAGGGGACCTCATTGACCTCGTTGACCGGATTGACGGCGGCACAAGACAATTGAATATCGCGGGTTTGTCGAAGGACCGGCCAGTCCGACGACGACGCAAGGCAAACAGCAGAAGGCATTCGGGTGCCCGAACATCCGAGTGCCTTCTTTTTTTGCGCCCGCTTCGAAAAACAGTTCGCCCCCGAAGGCTAAAGGGCCTTGTCGGCCAAACAGCACCAGGGAGCGGTTGAAACCGATTTCGCGGGGAAAGAGCCGTCATGGGCGGCTCAAACGCAACCGGGAAAGGATGTTGAGAATGGGACTCGAGAACGAACAAGACGAGTTGGAACAGGACATCGACGAGACCGAAGAGACGCCTGCGCTCGAAAGCGACGATCCTAAAGGGTCCGCCGCGCCGAAGGCCAAGGCCGACGGCGAGGGCCAGACCAAACAGGACGACGAAGTCGCCAAGCACAAGCAGATGGCCGACCAGGAGCGGGCCAACGCCCGACGGGCCCGCGAGGCCCTCGACGAGACCCGGGCCGAGAAGGAGCAGCTCGCCGAGGAGCTGACCAGCGTGCGGGGCGAGATGCAGAAGGTCCAGTCGCAGCTCAAGGAGCTGCTGACCACGAAGGAGTACAAGGACCTGGCCACGCTCGATCCCGATACGACGGATGTCCCCGACCTGGTCAAGGCGTTTCAGGCGGCGATCCCCAAGATCCAGAAGCTCGAGCAGGAGAACGCCCAGATGGCGGCGTTCATCAACGAGCAGAAGACCCGCCAGCAGACGGACCGGGCCCAAACCGCCCGCAACCAGATGCTGGAGGAGATCTACTCGGCCTGCGACGAGGAGTTCGGCGCCCGGTTTCGCAATGCGGCCGTCCAGCGGGCCGACGAGATGGTCGCCAACCAGGAAGTGGACGCCCCCAAGACCGTCGTGCAGGGCCTTCGCCTGATGCGCAAGGCCTACGCCGAGGTCGCGGGCCAACACAAGACCAAGGAGACCGGCAGGAAGAAGACCGTTCCAACCGACACGGGTCTGCGCGGCCTCAGCGTGACGGATCTGGAGGACTCGGACGAGTTCAAGACCGGCACGTTGGATGAGGTCGCGGCGGACATGAGAAAAAAAATGAAGGCGGGCACGTGGAACCGAAAGGCCTTCGCGGGCCCGTCCTAACCGCACGAGACCATGGGGGGTCCTATGAGCGACCTATCGAACGCCACCCGGGAGCTGTTCCTCCGCACCCTGGTGAACCAGGTATTCTACAAAACGCCGGTCCTGGAGGAACTCCAGCGCCGGCGCCAAATCACGTTCAAGGGCGGCACGTCCATCAAGCAGTTGGTCGACACCGCCGAAATCGACGACCAGGGCCAGGACTACGAGACCAACGAGCCGCTGACCGACTCCAAGACGGACACGCTCCAGAAGCCGTCCTTCACGATCAAGAAGGCCCAGCTTCCGCTGCGATACGACGTGGACGAGGAACTCCAGAACCACGACGCCGACAAGGAGATCCAACTGCTGAACCTCTCGACGCACCTGACCAGGAAGGGCCATCGGGGCGCCAAGATCCGGATGAGCAACCAGATCTGGAACGAAGGGTCGGTAACCCCGGTTTCCGAGAGCGGCAAGAAGTTCCAGTCGATCGTCTCGGCCCTGGATCACGACTCGACCTATGGAGGTCTCTCCCGGTCCTTCTCGTCCGGCACGAACGACTGGTGGCAGGGGGCGGATCCGGCGGGCCTCAACGAGTCGATCAGCAGCTCCAGCCAGGACACGCAGGTGAATCTGACGCTGTTCAACCTCCGCAAGTGGATCAACGAGACCACCGTGGCCCACAACATGGAGTCGCAGGACGATTTGTACATCTGCATGTGCCCGACCCTCTGGGACAAGCTGGCGGCCGAGATGGAGAGCCGCGTGGGCGGCTACAAGCCGTCCGACCACCAGCGCCAGGGCATCCGCAAGATGGACCTGGACGGCCATCAGATCGTCAGCGTCCCGTACCTCCAGAAGTCGGCGACCACCAAGAAGTGGCTCGTGATCATGAACATGCAGTACTGGGAGCTGCGGATCCACACGAAGCGCAACTTCAAGCTCACCGACTTCAAGTGGCAGGGCGACCGGACGAACGGCTACGACTACTGGCTGGCCCGCATTCTCTGGGCCGGCAACTTCGTGTGCTGGAAGCCGAACAGCTCGATGTGGCTCAGCAACGTCGTGTAACGGCTGCTGAGGAAAACAGAAACACGGACAGACAGGGGGACGCGCATCGAGGGGATTGCGTCCACCTGGGTTCTGAAAGGAGATTCTTATGGGTTCGATTGCACCCAGTGGTCTGATTCTGTATGACGGGTTCCCCGGCGCGCCCGATCCCAATGCGCCGACGCCGGACAACGGCTTCGATGCCACCCAGGGCGGCCAGCATTCCGCGACGGCCAAATTCCAGGTCGGCCGGAAGCGCGTCGGGTTCCAGGACTCGACGGTCGGAGCCGGCGGCAGCAGCGTGGCCAATCGCGGGTCGTACACGCTGATCTACGCCAAGCTGATCGACTACACCAACGCGGTCGACGCCTCGATCGGAAAGCTCTGCTGCCTGGCCTGCGGTTCAGCCAAGGCCAAGGGCGAGCTGGCTGTGACGCAGGACGTCTCGGGCGGGCAAAACGGCACCGCCGGCGTGGGACACGCCCCGATCGCCGTGCCGTGCACCAGCCTGGCCCTGAACGAATACGGCTGGTTCTGGTGCGGCGGCATCTGCCCGAACCACGACATCACCGGCTTCGACATCACGGGGTTCCGGACCGACGGAGGAGTGATCTCCGGCGTCCCGGTCCAGATGGACTCGGACGCAACGACCGTGGTTTTGAGCTATTTCTGCTCCACCCACGCCGCGGACTATCTGGCCTTCCCGGCCGGAATGGCCATCGAAGACGACACGTAATCAAGCGGGGAGTTTCGTAGTTTCCGCGAGGGGCGGGCCAATCCCCCGTCCCTCGTTTCGAGCTTGGACTTCTCTGAGGAGAACGATATGGCTGGATTCGATCCGCAAACCCAGCGCCACGCCAAGACGGTCGGCATGTGCTTCGACGGAGGCGTATTTGAGTTCTCGTCGGGCTCGTCGACCTGCGAGGTTCCGACGAATCTCTCGAGTGCGCTGGGCGGTTTGGCGATGGCCGACCTGACGGGCACGGACAGCCCGCAGCAGACCATGCTGGCGTACAAAGTCGGCGACGCCACCAACGGCGCCGTGACGTTCGTCCGCGCCGGCGGGACCATCAACGAAGACGCCCGGATGTCATATTGGCTGATGGGCTGGTAGGCTTCACAAGCCGCTTACTTTTTTCCACGCCCCTCCGGAAGACCGCAAGGCCTTCCGGAGGGCCTGTTCTGAAAGGCGACGGCGATGCCTCTTTCCTGTGCGTCCATGGCCACGCAATGCCAGGCCCTCTGCGGCCGAACGGGCGACACGGTTCTGGTCACGACGGACCAGATCCGCACCTGGTTCAACGAGGCGCAGCGGGACATTGCCGACCGCGTGCCCGGCCTCCATGCGCTGATCTTCTCGAACAAGACCAGCCTCGACGTGACGGACACCCTGCGCTACGCGCTGGCCGACATCACCGCCGGCGACACCACCGAGCAGGAGATCGCCAACGTCTGGAACGTCTTCTATCTGGATGGAGAAGACTCCCGGCGGCTGACCTTCGTCCACACGGACGAATTCGACAAGAACTGGATCGATCCGACGCACGCCGACGCGCCGCGCTACCGGCCCCGCTGGTGGACCCGCCGCGGGCATGCGATCGAGATCGCCCCGATGTCGGGCTGCGGCTACTGGGACCACGATCTGCGTTTTGACGGGGACGTCTATCCGAGGGAGTTCTCCGCCGCCGACACGACGCGAGCCAGCGACCTGTCCGGGGCCGAAGAGGGCCTGGTCTCCTATGCCCTGGCGCAGGCCTGGCGAGCCATCGGATCGGCCGGCGGGGTCCAGGGCGCCCTGCTCAAAGCCGCCGACTACTCCCGCCGGTACGAGAGCTGGCTGGATACCTACGAGCACAAGAACAACCGGCTGGACGAGTGGAACGGCAACCTGTACGACGATGACATCCCCGGCTAGGCTTGAGAAGGCTCAGTGGTCGTAGTAGGCGTCCGCATAGCGACCGGCGCGAAGACGTCGCTGAATCGCGTCGTTTTGCTTGTGCAGCTCGTAGAGCTGGTACTGCAACAGCAGCTCGTCGTCGAGCCCGACGGACGCAGTCGCCGCCGGGGGGGCCGGTTCGGGCGAAGGGGATTCGAGGGCCTTTTCCAGGGCCTCAAAGTCGATCGGCGGATCCGCAGCGAGCGAGCCGCGGGACGGTTCGGACTGACAGCCGGCGCACAACGCGACGATCGCCAGCAGCGTGAGAATTCGGATCTGCATGACAGACGCCTCCGCAAAACGCACTATGCAACGATCATCGCCGTCTCCTGCGACGCCAGGGCGAATGCCCCCCCCACATGCCCCGTCTGTGGTCCAGCATCCAGAGCGACAGGGGGCAGGTCAGGACCAACAGCACGATCGCCGCCAGAATCTTCATTCGTCCGGTCTCCATCGCATGGGAACCCTCGAGAACAGACTGCCTGCCTAAAGTATAGCATCCGCCGGTTGACGCGGCAAATGCGAATCCGGCGGGGAGGGGGGACCTCATTGACCGGATTGACCGTTTTGACGGGATGCGATATGCTCGCGGCATATGACGGACGCACAACCCATCGAGATCATCGCCGAGATCGGCGCCAACCACGGCCGCGATCTGGCCAAGACCCGCCGCATGATCGAGGCCGCGGCGGCCAGCGGCGCCACGGCCGTCAAGGTCCAGCTCTACACGCCCGAACAGATGACGCTGCCCAGCGACGCGGAAGAATTTTGCATCCGGGAGGGACTCTGGGCCGGGACCACCCTCTGGGACCTCTACACCGAGGCCGCCATGCCGCACGAGTGGACGCCGGAGCTGATGCAACTGGCGGATGGCCTGGGACTTAGGTTTGTCGCCTCGGTCTTCCATCCGGACATGGTCCCCGTCGCCGAGTCCTACGGAATCCGGACGTACAAGGTCTCCAGTTTTGAGATCGGGTACAAAAATCTCCTCGAGGCCCTTGACAAAACGGGCAAGCCGGTTATTCTCTCTGCCGGAACAGCTACCATAGACGAGATCGGGGCGGCGGTTTCACTCTTCGCAGGGAAGAAGTTGGCGCTGCTCAAGTGCACAAGTTGCTATCCGGCCCCGCCGGAGACCATGGATCTCGTCACGATCCCCGATATGCGAGAACGCTTCGGCGTGCCCGTCGGACTCTCCGACCACACGAGGGGATTCGTCTGCCCGGTCGTCGCCACGACGCTGGGCGCGAGCATCATCGAAAAGCACTTCAAGATCGACGAGGATGGATTCGACGTCGCGTTCTCGCTCGACCCGCAGCAGTTCGCCCAGATGGTTGACGCAGTTCGAGAGGCGAGAGCCTCGCTCGGCCGCGTGAACTATGCGCCTTCCACCGCGAAGTACAAGCGCAGGGAGGTCGCTGGCCGATGGGTGAGAACGGTGAACTGAATCGGGAGCTTCCGATCCTGGTATTCTGCGGCAGGGATTCGGATTGGGACGGCGTGCGAATCCGAATCATGCAGAAACCCGATCCCGTGACGAGAGACCGTCTTTTGATGGTCCCGACCTGGAAGTATTACGTGCCGGCGGACGGGCCCGGACCCGAGGCGGACATCCGCTTGTCGAGCGAGGATGCCCAGATGCTGATGGACAAGCTCTACGACCTCGGCCTGCGGCCGACCCAGTCGCACGGCAGTCCGGGCCAAGCCCAGGCGATGGAGGCCCTCCTGGTGAACAACCTGTACTGCCCTGCATGCCGGGCCCCCCTGATCGTCGAACAGCCGCGGGATGCAGAAGGCCGTGTCTTCTGCCCGAACCGGAAGTGTCCCCGCCATGGCACGAATTACCGGGTGCCCACGATGGTACTGGAGCAGATATGAATCGACGCAAGCCCATCAAGTTAAAGACCGCTCCGCCGAAACGAACGTGCCCCTCCTGCGGCAAACGAAGGGCTCTCCCGCATCCCCTCGACGGATGGGTCAAGATTCCTGTCCGCGGAAAGCAAGACGCCCCGTTCACGTTCCGCTATCGGCTGAGCCCCAGTTTTTGCAGCAGGTGCGCCCGCAACGTCGAGGGGGCCCTTCGAATGCTGTTCGAGCATGTGAGCGAAAGGACCCATCATGAACCGAACGAAACTTCATAGGAGCTTTGCATTCCATGCCTGACCAGGGAAGGACCCCATTCGACGGAGCCAACGTGATGATCACCGGCGGCACAGGGAGCCTCGGCTCGACGCTCGCCAGTCTCCTGCACATCCGGGCCCGGCCGCACAAGATCATCGTCTACTCCCGCGACGAGTGCAAACAGCAGCAGATGGCTGCCCAGCTCGGCGGGACGATTCCCGAGCTGCGTTTTCTCCTGGGCGATGTGCGGGACATCGGGAGACTCCTGGAGGCGACCAGGGACGTGGATTTCGTATTCCATGCCGCGGCCCTCAAGCACATCGACCAGTGCGAGTACAATCCGACCGAGGCGGTCAAAACCAACGTGCTCGGCTCGATGAGCGTGGTGCAGGCGTGCCTGGAGCGAGGCGTCGCCTCGGCGATCCTGATCTCGACGGACAAGGCCTGCCATCCGGTCAACCTCTACGGCGCCACGAAGCTGGCGGCCGAGAAGCTGTTCCTGGCGGCCAACGCCTACCGCAAAACACAGTTCAAAGTCGTCCGCTACGGCAACGTGCTCGCCTCGCGGGGTTCGGTCATCGAGACGTTCCTCGGTCTGCGGGAGCAAGGGAGTCATGAGTTTCCCATTACGGACGAGCGAATGACCCGGTTCTGGATCACGCTGCCCGAGGCCGCCGAGACGGTCGTGGCGACGCTCTTGACCGAGGGCGTCAAGATCGGGATTCCGCGGATCGCCTCGATGCGGATCGTGGACGTGGCGCGGGCGATCGATCCCGAGTGTACGTTCAAGATGGTCGGGATGCGGCCGGGCGAGAAACTCCACGAGTGCCTGGTCTCGCCCGATGAGCGGGTCCCCGGATTTGAGGCGGGATACTACTCGGACAAGAACGATCTGTGGCTGACGGCCGAGGAGCTGAGGAGGAAGGTGGGACTGTGAGCATCTTCGAACGAATCGCGATCGGCGTTGCGAACTGGAACGAGCAGAAGCCCTACGGCCATCGGGGCGTGACCTGCCCGCGGGCCGAGCAGGAGAAGATCCTGGCCTACTGCCAGTCCGCGGGGATCGACACGATCCACACGAAGAAGGCCTACGGCGTGGACCTGTCCTGGGTGAGCAGCGCCTTTCGGATCGTGCGGTCGGACGAATTCCCCAACTACTCGCTGTACGACCCGTCCGACTGGCTGGAGGTGCCGGGGTCCTGCAACGTCCTGCAATTCCCCTACAGCCCGTTCGACAGGAGGTGGGAAGAGGTCCTGGCGGACGATGGCTGGTACGAGACCCCCGAGTTCCATGCCCGAAGCTGCTTCTGCCAGGGCAAGGTCTTTTCCTCCGACGAGCCGGTGTTCGTCCGATTCCGCAAGTACGCCGGCGAAATGGGCATTCCCGTCGGGACGCTGTGCATCCTGTTTTGCCTGCTGAATCCCAACGTCGACAAGGTCATCGTCGGCGTGGACTCCGAAGAGCAGCTCCGCGAGGACCTGCGGTTCTTTCACCGGATGGGGTCCTTTGGCGTGGAAGATCCGAAGATCATCGATCCGAGGAGGTGGACGCAATCATGAGCGCCGATCCGATTCCCATCATTTCACCCGATCAGGCGACTGAAAGCCGTCGGCGGGCGATCGACCGCATCGTACGCAGGCGACTGGACGCACGAGGCTTTCACCCGCTGGACAATCACACCGGCCGAAGCCTCCGCGCCTTTGGGTTCGTCGGGTTTTCGGACCCGTTGGACACGTGGATGGTCGCCAACCCTCAGAGGGACAGAACACCCGATGCGCACGACTAGAAACATGAACCGGCGGCGGAAGTTCCGCAAGAAGCGAAACGATCCTCGATGGCTGATCAAGCCTCTGTGGCCGCAGGACTCGACGAGTGCGGATCTCGATGCCCAACGGCTGACGCTGGAGTTCATCGGCCGACTGGGCCAGGACCTTCTTCATACATCAGAGGCAATCGCTCAGGACCTGCCCCTGGACCTGATGAGCTGGGTGCGGACGAATCCCGCGTTCTGCGTAGCCCTTTCGCCCAAGGACATGCGGCAACTGGTCGACGAGGCGAGCGTCCATTTTGTCCCTCCCGCGGACGATGCGCCGGCCGAGTTCATGGGGATGCCGGTCCGGGAGAGCGACCTTGTCCCGGACGGAATGATCCTGCTGGTCGAGCAGGTTCCTGCGGCCGAGGCCTTCTTCCGGCAGCCGAAGATGTGCGTGATCAAGAATGTTGGAATGGACTCCGTTGACCGGATTGACCCTGTTGACGGGGGGTGACAAAGGAGTGTGAAAACTGATGGACTGGAAACGAAGATGCGAACTGATTCCGGACGGCTGCTCGACGATGTCGAAAATGGCCAGCCGCTACGTCGAGGGATTTCATCCGACCGAGTGGCAAGGGGCCCACGGCGCCCGATGCCTGGCCGGCGGCAAGGAGTATGTCGACTACACGCTGGCCCTGGGGGCGGTGATCCTCGGCTACGCGGACCGGCCGCTCCGCGAGGAGTTCATCCGGCAGTACGACGCCGGCACGCCCCTGAGTTGCCCGGCGGCCGCGGAAGGGGAGCTGGCCGAGCAGCTCGTTCAGATCGTGCCCTCGGCAGAGCAGGTGCGGTTCGTCAACACCGGCACGGAGGCCTGCCTGGCGGCTGTCAAGATCGCCCGGGCCGCCACGGGCCGAGAGCGAATCCTCTGCTGCGGATACCACGGCTGGGCCTCCTGGTACTCGGCCCAAAGTCCCCACAATCTCGGCTGCACGGCGGACGAGAAGCAGCAGATCCAGAGCTTCGTCTACAACGACATCGCAAGTCTGGAGAAGTTGTTCCAGGAGGGGCCACCCGTCGCGGCGGTGATTATGGAGCCCTACGTCTTCGAACTGCCCAAGAACAACTTTCTCAAACGGGTCCGGGCCCTGTGCGATCGCTACGCGGCGGTCCTGATCTTCGACGAGGTCGTCACCGGCTTTCGAACGCCCATGCTGACGGCCCAGAAGCTCTTTGCCGTCACGCCGGATCTGACGGTTCTGGGCAAGTGCATCACCAACGGCGTCGTTCCGTTGGCCGTCGTCTGCGGCAAAAAGGACCTCATGCAGGTCCTGACCAAGGGCTGCTTCGTCTCCGGGACGTTCGCGGGCAATCCCCTGGCCTGCGGGATGGCCCTGGCGACGATCCACTGCATCCAGGAACTGGGCGTCGTGACGGCGATCGGCGACTACGGGGTCCAGTTCAAGGCCCGGTTCGAGGAGATCGTGGACAAGGCGGGCCTGTCGGCCAAGGTCAAACTCCGGGGCGTTCCCTGCAGGACGTTCTTCGATTTTCCCACCGAGGAGCACAAGAGCCTCTTTTGGCAGGAGTGCGCCAAGAACGGCGTCTGGTTCGGCTACGCCCAGTTCGTCAGTTACGCCCACGGCCCGGCGGAGCTGGACATCACCGAGGTCGCGATGCGCCAGGCGATGGACGTCGTGGCCAAGAACTGGGAGCACGCGGAGAAGAAGCTTGAGGGCAAATGTGCCCAGGCGACGTTCCGGCTGACGGCCGGGCAGAAGAAATGACGGCAAGGCACGGCGGGGCCAGAATGCTGGGGATGTGAAATGAGCCGTCGCGGTCCGTTGACGGTGACAATTGCCAACGTTTGGGAAGGGACCAAGCTATGAGCAGGAGCAACAATGACGTAGCGCGTGGGCAACCGCACATAACCATTATGACCACGACCAAGTACGACATGTTCATCAGGCACCCGAAGAACCGGCCGTTCAGCGAGATCGGCATCCGCAAGAAGATCCGCGCCTTCAGGCGAATGGGGGCATGGGTGCCCGGATGTCCCCTCCTTTGTGTTCGCCAGCCGGGCGGCAAGTTGATGGTCTACGACGGACAGAATCGCCTGGATGCTGCGGCTCGTTTGCAGATTCCTGTCTGGTACGTGGTGGATCCGAGCGCGGCCAAGCATGAGCCGAAGGACTTCAACTGCAACGACGCGCAGTCGTCCTGGACGATCGGCCAGTACGTTGACGTAGAGGTGGATGCCGGGAATTCGCATTATGTGCAACTGCGGCAATTCGCGCATACGTACGGGTTGCCACTGAGCGTGTCTGCTGGTCTTCTTTTGGGCACCTCGGGCGGGTGCGGTCAGAACACAACGAAGGCAATTCAAGAGGGCCGGTTTGAGATCCGAGATCTCGCATTCGCACAGGACACAGCCTCGGTCATCTCGGCCTTAATACGTATCCACAAAGACCTGAAAAGTCTTGTTTTCTTCCAGGCTGTGGCTCGGTGCATGATGGTGCGCGACAAGGGTTTTGATCCGTCGTACTTCATCGAGAAGTGTAACCGCGTGTCACACATGCTCAAGCCGTGTGGAACGGTGGAACAGTACACTGTTTTATTCGAGGAGATCTACAACTTCCAGTCGAGAACCAAGAAGATGCCGCTGGCCTATGAGGCCAAAGAGGCCGCACAGCAGCGAAAGACACAGGCCAACAGCAAATACGCCGGCGTGCTATGACGTAAAACAGCCAAGAAAATACCGGGCACGGCGAGGCAAGGCACGGTTGTTTTCGATCGAAAGGACACAGAGATGGATGAGAAGAAGACCGAAGAACGCACGGACAAAGAGCGACTGAAAGAACTGCTCCTCGAGGCCCTCAGCGGCACGAGCAGCCGATCCCGCCCCACGATCCTCCGCGAGGCCTTGAAGGTCGTCGAACGGATGCGGTGAAAGGGACTTGCGATGGCGAAAAGACAACGTCAGGCCCAAATGACCTTTGCAAACGTCGGCGGGCGGTGCTCCTGCGAGCGCTGCGGAGTGCCGCTAGAAGTCGCTCCGATCCCCGGCTCGCAGGCGAAACTGCTCAAGCGGTCTGCGACGCCCCAGGGCCTGTGCGCGAGCTGCGCCGTCCACGATCACCTGCGCCACCTCTACCCGGCCAATCTGACCCTCGCCCGCGGGGGCCCGCAACTGCTGGCCCATCCGCACATCCAGCAGATGTACCTGGATTTGCTGCGGATGGCGGGCACGGACGTGACGGCCGAGGAGATCGACTGGAACGCGATCATCGCCAACTGGGAGCTGCCCTTCCCGACGCGATTGAAGAGCACGGCGACCAACCCCGTGACGCAGGAAGAACTGGACCGCGAGCGGGTCGAAGGAGAGCAGAGAAGGTCCGGCAACTGGAAGCCACCCCTCAGTGCGCAGGAGCAAAGGGCGATGGACAAAGCCGCGATGGACCATGCGGCCCGGGATGTACTTGATTTTGTGAGGCGCGAGCGCCATGAAGATTCACCGACGGATCGTAGCGACGGGCAATGAGTGGAAGCCGTGCTGCGAATGCCAGCAGCGGTTCGAGGCCAACGAGATCCTCACGGCGGTCGACACCGAGAGCAACGCCGGCGTGGTCTACTGGTTCTGCGAGGCCTGCACCGAGCGGTTCTTCGGTCACCTGCTTCGGGGAGCCTGGCGAAAGACCTGGAAGATCCTCAAGAGAGACGGGACCCGCGAGCCCGTGGATTGGAATGGAGTTGCTTGATGAGACTCGACGTTTTGACGAAACACGAGTGTGAGAAGGTCCGCCTCTGGCGGAACCAGGCATTGGAGACCCTGCGGACGCCGCAGCCTCTGACGGCCGAACAGCAGGAGGCCTTCTACCGGGATGTCGTCTGCAATCCGCAGTCGCGCCACCGATACTGGGCACTGATAGGAGAGAATGGCGCCCCCCTCTGTTTCATGGGCATGGGCGGCCTGACGTATATCCAGTGGGAAAACCGCCTCGCCGAGATCTCCCTGATCCTGGATCCAGAGGTCCGCGGCATGGGCCTGGGCGAGCAGGCCGTGGACTTGCTCCTGGCCGAGGGCTTCGATCGGATGGGACTCAAGACGATCTTCGGCGAGTGCTACGAGTGCAACCCGGACGGCGTCGTCTTCTGGAACAAGGTTCGCGACAAGTACAGCGGTTTCTCCACCTGGTTGCCCTGCCGCAAGTTCTGGGCCGGGGAGTTCCACAGCAGCCTGTACTTCTCGATCGATGCGAATAGCTGGAGGGAGGCCCATCATGGAACTGCTTGAGCAGCACACGGCTCTCTACACGCCCTTGGACCTCGAGTACGCCCAGGAGATGAGCGGACCCTACCGTTCCCTGTGCGACAGCTCGGACGGTTCCAGCTCGACTACCGTCGCCTGTCATTATTTGCCTGTCGCCGGGCACGCGGGAGTCTCTGTCGCGGCGGTGAAAGACCACAAGATTACGGGATTCTGGCGTCCGGCCGTTTGCTTCGGGTCCCCGTGGTTTCAGCGTGTGCAACTGAGCCAATGGCTCCAGACCACGGACAATATCGTGTACGAGGACTACCTCGTGGATGGCGTGCTGTCCCCCATCAGCCGCTCCCTCCTGGAAACGGGCTACCGGGCCACGCCGGCTTACACCCAGGTCCTCGATGTCACACTGGCCGAGAGCCTTCTAAAACGCGACCTGCGGGGAAGCTACCATAGTCTGGTCAACAAGCGGGCGGACGTCTGGGAGTGCACGGTCGCCGATATGCGGGCCATTCACCTGAAATACAGAGGCGTGACGAGATCGGACGCCTCATGGCGGATCCAGGAGCGGATGAACACGGTCTGCTTCGCCGACGGGGAGCGGGCGGCCGTGATGTTCTACTACGGGCCCCGGTGGGCCTACTACGCCGCGGCCGCCGGCGAGGGTGGGCACGCCTGCCTCTGGGCGGCCCTGATGAAGCTCCGCACGCTGGGCGTGCAGTCCGTCGAGATGGGGGAACAGGTGTTTGCCGGCGACCCGAAGAAGATCAATATCGCCTCCTACAAGCGGGGATTTGGGGGCGTGACCAAAACGAGACTCTTACTGACGAAAGGACTTCAATGACCGGATTGACCGAGGGGACACTGAGCGACGAGGCCCTTTCTTCCTGGGATCGGGCCTATCGGCATATCGATGGGCCGACGGTCTTCGTGCTGC